TAAGTAAGGATCAGTAAGTGAACTGTGATTTACGTTAGCCATATATAGCCCCTGCATCAGTTAAAGATATGATAACATACTTTATCTATCTTGTCAAGAAAAAAATGAGGATGCCCCTAAAAAACTTAGGGACACCCTAGTGTTTTATGGTTCGATGTATTCGATAACCAACTTGGCTTCACCAGCAGTAAAGGCTGCTGTGCCGTAGTTAGCTTCGATGTACACATCCGCTGCACCAACAGTGGCTGTACCACCGACTAGAGCACCGTCACAAGCTACACCCTTGTCGGCTGCGAGAGCCGCAAGAGCAACAGTTGCGTCGATACCGTCAGCATCTACAGTAGCACCTGCTTGTGTGTAAGCACCAATTGTCAACGTAGCTGCACCACCTGAGGTGAAGGCTGAAGTGACAATAAGGCTCGCTGAAGTGATGTACGAACCTGCTGGAATGAAAGCATCGTGATCTTGGGGAGTCGCTGCTGAAGAAGCAAGGTCTGTCCCTGTGATCGTCATTACCAAAGCTTTCTTAGGAGAAACTGCTGTGCCACGCTTTGCTGGAACACCTGCTTCACCAGCCGTAAGGATTTCCAGACCGTCTGCATTAACATATGCCATGATTTAGTCCTCCTTACGCTACTGTTGGTTTCGTGATAACACGAACCATGTTTTCAGGACGATACAACTTGACACCATAACGAGCCGTTGTTACGAACTCATGACGTTGATGGTCTTTGTTGTACTCATAGTCAACCTCAGGCATCTGACGGAAGGCACCCACGAATGGGTTTACTTCTTGTGAAGCTGAGAAGAAGAGGTTAACTTTACCATTGGTGCTTGAGAAGTCACCAGTGGTTGCGCTAAACGCTTGCTCAAGACCTGAGTCAGTTGCATCTGCCAAGAAGTTTGAACAGTACACGTCGAAGCCATATACGTTTGCTACGAAACGCATACCAGTTGCGATACCATCACGAACAAGTCCTTCGAAACGTGGGTTGTTTGACACGTTTACGATGTTACCTAAAGTGTTCAATGCGTATTCAACTGAAGGATCAACGATAGCAACCAAGTTGTTATCTGGAACGCTTTGCTTTTTAAGGGCATAACGAGCATATGCAAACTCTTTAAGGGTGATTACCTCACCTGATCCAGAGGCTGCAACACGCATCTTAATGCCATTAAGTGTTTCTTCTGAGTTAGCAGAAACACCAGCTTCAGGGGCAGCAAGAGTGGTTGACTCAAAGTGCTCCATGATTGCACGTTCTTGTTCAGGGACAAAACGAGACATCAGTTCGTTAGCATAGAATGTGTCTTGTTCTGCTTTCTTCGTCATGTAAGTAGCTGATGACAGATACTTGTCAACGGAGAATGTGAAGTTACCTGTGTCGAGTGGACGATAAGTAACTGCACTGTCTTCAGAGTAGTTGTCTACCTGTGCCTGACCGATAGAGGGGATGTTGAAATTGTTTCCATCAGGAAAACCATCAAGCATACGCACATATCGCTGTGCCATCATCTCATCACGCAGAATCTCTTTGAGTTCTGTTGAGTAGACTTGAGCACGTTGCAGGAACGAGGTATTAGATGTGGTCATTGCCATTTCTAAGTTCCTTCCTTATGCACCAAACTTGTCACCAAGACGGGCTTTGTCTTCAAACATTTGCTGTTGTGTCTTGGCTGAATAGTACATGTTACGATTTTCCCTACGTAGTTTTTGGTAGTAAGACCAATTACGTTCCGTAGAGGTTTGCATACCGACACCTTCGGTACGAACCGAACCTTGAGTTATAGGACTAAAGGTTTTCTTTGGTTCACCGATAAGAGCAAAGAAGGCAGAAGGAGATTCAGCAGCAATGTCACGCATACGTTCCAATGACATACCTAACTCAAATGCTTTCTTTTCGATCTCAGCCTTGGCTTCAGTGCCAAAACTTTTCTCTAGCTCTGCATCAACTTGAGCAAGATTACGTTTAATAATACTCTCTTGTTCTCGTTGAGTAAGTGTCTGTTCGACTAGGCTCTTCAGGTCTTCCTCATTAATAGGTGCAGTGGTGTTCTGGCTATTAATGCTACTTTTATCTTGAGACACCTCAGAGTTTACTGTAGTAGAGTCAGTGGCCTTACTCTGAAGTTGTTCGAAAACTTCCTTTTGGTACTGTGACTTCTTGAGGTCTTCTCTCATTTCTTCAAGTTGAGCCTCTAAGTTTTTAATGTAGCCATCAGCTTCTAACTTGCCTTTGGCTAGTACCTCAGGGTCTTTCCAGTTTTCTCCCTTAGTCTCTACGAGCTTCTGTAAGTACGAATCCTGTGGTGGGGCTTCTTGTACTTGTTGCTCTGCCTGAGTTTGGTCTGTGGTTGGACTCTGCTCAGAAAATACCATAATGTTATTCCTTGTCTAGGTTGATAATATCAAGCACCTTGGTTAGTGCTCTGTTGTAGCCGATACGATCAGCTTGCTTGTAGGCCCATGAGGGACTATCATAGTCAGCCTCTGGTCCTGTATCCTTGAGCATAGGCTCAAGTATTTCTCTGAGGCGGTCTAAGCTTTCACGGTTTGACAAGATTTTTTGTCGTAGCTCAAACTTTTCCTCAGGTGTTTTGCATTTAGAAAACCAATAGGACTTCATTATTTCTTTTTCATTGGCTTCTTAGTTGTGTTCTTGTAAGGTTTGACCTTGCCCTTTTTATATGGCATCTTATAGTCCTTTCTCAATAGCAATTTCTTGTTCTTCCTCTAGTTGGACTTGAGCTTCTATTGACATCTTCTCAGTCTGCATTTGCTCAAGGATTGCTACGTTCTCCGCAAACAAGGTAGGCTCACCTAACTCATCAGCCAAGATACGAGCAAACTCTTTGCCTGACATGTGGACAGCTATAGCTGGGTCAGCTAGTTTAAGTTGGTATAGCTGAGTAATATTCTGTACCCTCTGTGCTCTTTCAGCAAAGTGTCTAGCACCCATAGGCACTATCTTACCGTTAGCTTTAATGTCTTCCTTGGTAATCTCTTCAAAGAAAAAGACACCAGTATCTTCATTAAGGACTCTGATAGTGTCAGCATAATCCATGTTACGTCTAGCTGCTTCTAGCATAGCATTGAGGATAGGTTCTAAGAAAACTCTTTCGAAGTGTGCAGTCTTATGCTGGAAGATACGACCTGCTGCTGTCATCAATTGGTTTACTTCAAAGGCTGTCTTCTCACCTGCACTACGGATACCCATAGCTTCCCTTGGTGCACCTGCCATCATCTCCATTTTATTCTCTAGGTTCTGAATCTGGAAGTCAGCATTGAGTGCAGTTGCATCTGGTGCTAGGTACCCTACGTCACCTTCTTCACCCATGTATATACGGGCTGCTGGCTCAAAGTCAAAGTCCTCTACGTCACCTCTGATTTTGAGAATAGGATAGGCTATCTGATCAAAGACATCAGCCTTGAGATTCTCTAAGTGGTCAATACGATACTGCATACCTACTAGGTTATCCAGTGGTCCCATTGCATAGAGGTTATCAGGACGATCTCTCCAACCTGCATGGAAGACAGAAGCTTTGCCTAGCCAACTAGGGTTCTGTTCGTTTGACAAGACATAAGACCTGTCAACAACTGTGATCACACGGTTCTTCATGAACTGATTTGTATCAGCATCGTACATGTCACCGTAGAACGTAAGGATTTCTATATAGTCAGACTCAAAGTATTGCTTGATGTCAGAAAACCCATCAGCTAAGAACCCCTCTGACTTATGTACATCTACGTCATTACCTGTAGCATATGAACGGTTATACATCATCTTCTCAAAGATGTCGTTCATGTAGGCGTTGTCTACAGTCTCATCAATCTTTCTTTTGACTTCACCCTTTGTAAGAAGCGTTCTGACAATCTTAGGTGAGTCGATAAAGGAAGCAGCTAAGGGGTTAAAACAAATATCAAAAGGAGAAATACGAACAAGCTTAGGTCCAACATAGTTAACGGCCCTCTCACCATCCTCGTACTCAGTGTAGTCTCTGACAAAATCTACAGTAGCAAAACAGTTTCCGTACTGAATATAATCATTGATAAGTTTGCTTACAGTATTCTCAAAGTCTGACTGACGTATTTTGTTTTCCATGTAGGCTTGGATAACGTCACGTTTATTCTTTGTGTTAGCTTCTTGATCACTCGCTTCAAACCTAAAGAAACGTTTCTGAGGAAACAAAGCTGAGAAATAATTAGCATGTAAATTGTCAGCAATCTGTGTTAGCTTAGGTGTTGTCGTACTGTTAGTCCAAGGCAGCTTACTGTTGGACGTAGTACGAGTATCCGTTGCGTAGATATAGTTACGGATTTCTTTCCACTCTTCGATCTTTTGCTGACGTGAGTTATTCCAAATAGTCCATCTGTCTGCAATCTCCGTAGCTAATGCGTGAGGAGCTATAAGAGAATAGAGATCAATAGTTGTTCCAGCCATTACATTCTATTCCTTAGAGCATTTGCACACATTTCATAAAACTCCTCATCTGTGTAAAAACCTTTTGCACAGTTTACTTGAAAAGTTACAAGCCTTACATTTTCTTTTGTATATCCCATATCTGGTTCTATCCTATCAAGAGATATTGTATCTTTGTTTGCAACACTTTTTCTTGAGTGAGGTTCAAAATCAAAAGCAACAGAAGTTAAAGCACACAAGCCTTCTTGTTCTTCATATAAATCTAAAAGATATTTTACAGTTAAATCAAAAGGTAGCGATTTTATTTTTGCTCTATTTTTTGCAGAATTACAAAGTCTATTAAATTTATACTCTAAATCATTAGATATTTTACTTTTATTTCGGCAGCTAGTAGAACAAAATGAAGAACCTTTACAACTAACTTGAAGAAAGGATTTTCCACAAAGATAACATTGTTTTTCTCTTGGTTTGTTTAAAGTACCTTTAGCCAAAGCTAACGCCTCCAAATCTTTTATTAAACTGTACAACGTTGTCTCTGCTTCTAAAGATTTTCCTAGAAGGTTTAACTGCCATGTCAACTGCTGAAGCTAAGGCATCTATAACGTCATCGTGTGCAGGGTTACGAGAAGACAACTCTTCTTCTAGTATTTGAATGTTGCCACCCCTGTAGTGCCACATGCTCATGTTATCATAACGAGGTTCCAAAATAGAAGCTATCCGTTCTTGTTTGTTGCCTTGGTTCTTATTAGGTCTGTACTCGTTGATACTTAAAGACAACCCATGTTGTTTGATTAGTTCTTTTAGTTGTCTGACAATAGCCATCTGAGCTACTGTTGTTTCGGCCCTCATTTTTCTGAATGACCACTTGTTGACCAGATGAAAGATGTGATCAAAGTAAACTGAGATGCGATCAGTCTTGAACCTGTCAATATCTAAGACATAAACATTGTTGTCGGCATCTATTCCTATGACAACGATAGCTGTTGAGTCAGCCTTCTTAGATAAACTAAATGCAAAGTCAACGGCTGCATACAGGTTTAACTTGTTGTCTTTATAGAACCAGTATCCGTTTTCTTCTTTTAAATGCTTACGATCAAAGTACTGAAACTTTTCGCTGCCTACGGGTACGTTGTCTGGATCAGAAGGGTCGTTGTAGTACTGTGCTCTGAACTGGCCTTTGTCTAAGTACTGACCCCGTTTCTTAGCGAGAATCTTAATGTCAAACCCGAACCACTTACCGTCTTTACGTTGCTGTCTAGGCCAGAGGAACTCACCTGTGCCATCCCCTAGGTCTTCCACTGGTTTCTCGAATACCTCGTAGATATTCTCTTCACCTGTCTTCTCACCGTTCTCGTTGTACTGGTCTTCCATCATTTGAAGAAGATCATTGTACAGATCAGAAGGATGATACCTAGTACCTACGACCCACTCTTTCGCTTCAGCACCTTCAATAGAGGAGAGAAGAGAGTATTGACTTTTGACTTTATTCCTTCCCTCGCCTGTGTAAGCATTTTCGTAAACGACACAATCATCAAGGACTGCGATGTCGCAATGAAGTCCTGTAAGCGAAGTCGTAAGTCCACCAGTAAAGATCGAAGGGTCTCTAACATTTTCTTTCTTCCTTAAAGGATGATCCAACATAATCTCTGAGTTGGTCCATCGTGTACGTTTGCCTTCATCAAAGTTTACGTGGTCAGGCCAGTACCGTCTGTATATCTCAGATGTAAGTATGCCTTTGATAAAGCCTAGTTGTTTCTCTGCTAGGTTAGCTGTTGCTGAGATATAAAGTATTCTAAGTGTTGGGTCTTTGGTTAGTTCCCATGCTACCCTGTAAGCTATAAGCCGTGACTTGCCGTGGTCCCTAGGGAATAGGAGTAGCTGATGCGACTTATTATCTTCTCTTGTCCACCAATTGCAGACATCTTCGTGACATTGCCCTAGTACTTGCTCTGGTGCTATAAGTTTAATAAAGGTTACCAGATCATCTTCAGCAGCTATTCTTATTTGATCTAAAGCTGACATTTACTTTAAAGACATCCACATTGCAGCAGCTATAAAGCTTAGTACAGCTACTGTACCCATCTTAACGGTTGTAGACCAAATACTCTTCTTGGTCATTCTCCATGCGTCAAGTAAACTACGCATATCACGTAGGTCATTTGCTGCATCTTCGTCATGTAATCCTAAAGAACGCAATGCCTCTGCTGCACCCTTTTTAGCTGCCCTGTCTAACATTGCTTCAAGTTCTTCAGGAGCCATCAGTCAGCCTCCTGAATGGTTAGCTCCCCAGCCTCAACCTGCCGCATGATTTCTGCGTAGTGGCGGTTGGCGGGGTCCATTGGTACGGCGTGTATAACTCCATCAATTACGCATTTAATAGATGCGTTTTGATCGCTGTCATTTTTAATGTATTGAGCCGATTGAATATTCATTTTTATAACTCCGCATCTAATATAATTCCAGCGTCTGCATCATTATTGGCTGTAAGAATCATAGCGTGACCAGTGGTAACAGACGGAGAGTAAGAATTTACATTAATGTACCCTACTCCAGAAGTATCTATATAAGAATCCCCCGCTAAGTTCCATGTGCCCGTTGACGTCGGAGCAATGTATCTTAGTGTGCCCGTCGAAGAGACAGTGGGGCTTACTCTTTTTGGACTAGCTGAAATTAAAAAAGAACCTCCCGTTCCTGTACTACCCGAATAACCTACTGCTAGACCAGCGTAGTTTCCATTTGCGCCAGATGCACCAAGTTTTTCATAATACCTCTGGCACCTCGCCAGTTCATCCCCGTATGACCGATGCTCGAAGGGGGTACTAGTGTCCCCGATTTCCAACTGGACGCCTGTGAGGTAAAAATCATTTGTGGATGCTATTAGATTAGTCTGACCCACAACTCTATTTGCTGTAGTTGCAGATGCCCACGATGTGTTTAGCGTTCCGCTTGTATAATTTGAGCCAGCCGCCAACCAGAACATGAAAAACATAGACAAGTTGTTATCATTATCAAATGCACCAGTTGCATCCGATGGGAAGGTTATTGTTTTGTATTCCCAAGTATTCGCAGAGTTTACAGTATAAGACTTACTGACTTGTCTTGTGTTATCTGAGTCGTAAAGTTCAAGAATATATGTACCTGTGTTAGATGATCGCACCCAGAAAGATGCAGTAACCTGTTTGGCAGACAAAGTCCCTTTTGCTATTCTTTGCAAATCTTGCCCTTCAAACTTTTGTCTAATAGTAACAATCTCATCTGCATCTAAAGTTGTTTCGGCAGTTGTAACCTCAAACTTTAATGAGTTAGCAAAACCATCAGGTGAAACTGTGGATTGCGATAGTGTGGCAGCAAGTTGGTCTGTACCTGTTATACCTGCTTCAAATCTATCAGGCGAAAAGTAAGTTCCTGCGGATGTAATACTTGTACTTATTCCCCTCTGTGCCACGGTCATTCCACCGTTCACCACCATATTTCTGTGAGACAAGGCACCATCGTCATAGACGTTACCCAAGTCTGCTAACTGTCGTGCCTTACTCATGTGTTACTCTCCCAACAGGGTAGCCAAGTCCAGCGCCTTGAGTTCATCAGGTGTACTTGCCGCTGTAATACGTGCGTCATTTGTGATGTCACGCAGTGTTGCCTTCTGTGCTGCAATCTCAGCCGCACCAGAGCCAGCTTCCAGAGCCTTCATGTAGGCAACATCCAGATCAGCCAAGCGAGGCGCACGTTCTGCACGTAGGTTGTCCTTGTGGATGTCACGTGCAGCCGCCATGTCTACTTCAACAGCATTGCCATTGAATTGCCAAGCACCCCTGAAGGTACGGTCTGTTGGGACGGTAAGAGATGCTGCATCACGAACATCTCCATTGATATTAATGTATGTTGTCATTGGTTTATTCTCCATTTACGAATGGCGAATGTTCGCCGTGCAATTTGAGTGATGCCGCTTTGTATGCATCAAATGCACCTTCGGCTGTTTTAAATGATCCAAGGTACTTTCTTTTACCTTCTATCATAATTTCTGACTTGTATAAAGTTTTACAACTTCCTGACGCAAAGGATACGCCTTGATAGCCAGTATTGTTTTTAACTACTCGTGTGTTTCTGGTATTGCCAAAATCATCTACAAGTCTCAAATTTTCTGATGAATTGTCAGTGCGATTGCCATTTATATGGTCGACGTATTTATCAGGCCATTTTCCTGTATAAATAAAATATGCCACTTGGTGACCACGAACACATTTCTTATTAGGCAGACCTATTCTTTGATAGCCGCCATCATCAATCCATCCACACATTTGATTTTCTTTTCGTTTGAACTTTGTGCTTGTCCAAACAACAACGCCATCTTGAACTTTCATGTTCAGCTTTATGTATTCAAGCATTTCATCTGATGGTGGCACAATCTTTTTCATGCTACCTCCTCAGCC